ATCATCCACATATTTTTTATCACCTTCTTCTAATTCAAATGTATAAATACCACATTTATTTATATACTGTTTATAATCATCATTAATATTACATTCATTATTATCATTCATTTCATAACCAGTTATGCATTCACAGGATTCAGTTAATTCATTAAATGAAGAATTTAAAGGACATTTCATACAACCACTGCCATTTACTTCATTATACCAACCAGCATCATTATTACATCTACAATCTGTTTCATCGCCTACTGAATTTATATTTGAAGGAACTATCATTGATGGATTTTCAATTGTACTACCTTCCGATTGTGGACATCTAACACATTCTTTAGTTTCTGAATCTATATATGACATATTTAATCCATTTACATTTTCACAACTACAATGTAATATATCACTATTTTCAGAAGCTCTACTTCTTTGATTATCTCCACTTAAACTACTACTCGGACATAATTCACAATTTCCACCATGAACACTTAAATCTGAATAAAAATTATTTGCACAATAATTTTCACCATTAATCTCTGTTACTCTTGATCCTCCATCAGCTTGTGAAATTCTAGTCCAATCCATAGTGCTTACACCACAATTACTACCTGTAAAACCTGGATTGCAAATGCAATTTCCTTGAAAACATCTACCATTTTCCCCACATTCAACATTTTCACATAATACTTCACTACCAGTCTGTTGAGGAACTTGTGTAGAAATACCCAAATGAGTTGCTAATCCAGGTTCTTCAGTTGGGTGAACACATTGTTTTCCTTCTGCTGTATCATTACATGTATTTCCTACAGGACATTCTTCTTCTGCTTCTCCACATTTACAAGATTTTGTTATTCTTATACCTGAATCTGGACAACTATCATCCATCATTAATAGCCCTCCACCGACTATAGCAGCAATAAGAATTATTATCATTAATAATTGTATTTGTTCCATTATATTTTAGATATATAATTTTTTTATAAAAGCTATACTTAATTTATCAACATTATTTTTATTTGATTATTTTTTAGAAAAAATAATTTGTTTTTTTATTTTTATTTAATTAGAGTAAAATGGTCCGAAATTATAAATGGAATATTGAAAAAAAGAAAGTTTTAGATATCGCAAAAGAAAATATTTCTGATATTATTAAAGAAACAAATTCAAATAACATTGAATTTAATGAATTAGTATCACTTTTAAATAGTAGGACACATTTTTTAAATTTAAAAAATACAGGGAACCATAAAATAATGACTAATTTTCTTAAATCAAATTGTAAAGGGACTCTTAATTTTATAAAATCATTAGATGATTTTTTTGTAATTAAAAAAGATAATAAGATTTTTATATCCTATAATAATAAAGAAAATTTATTTTGTGAATTAGATAGTTGGTTATATATTAATCCAGAAAAAATTGATTCTTAAAAATATTATATTTATATTAATAAATGTTTGAGATTGATTCTACACTACAAAAAGTTCTTATTATTCATTTATTAGTTTGTGCTTTTTTCTATAACTATAAACCACCATTTATGTTTGATGAAAATAATAAATTTAAATCTTTTGGAACTGGACCAACAAAAACTATATATCCTTTTTGGTTAGTTACGACAGCTATTTCTGTTTTGGTATATTTATTTTTGATTGTAAAAAAAGGTGAATTTGTTTAATTTTATATATTTTTTTTAATTTTTTTTTATGAAACCAAATTTAGTTGATCATTCTCTTTTTGAAAAAAACCCTCAAATAGAAATTGTTAAACCAATTATTAAAAAAAATATATCACCTAGCAACTACAGAAAATATATAATAAATTGTTTTTTTTTAATTATGATTATAATAGGATTTTATTTACTTTATGATCGTTATAAAAAAAGAAATACTAATGAAAAAAAATATAATAAAAAAATTGAAAATTTATATAATACTATTAATAAATATGAGCAATGAAGATTATTTAGAACATTTAGGTTTATATTATTCTCAAAAAATTAAAGTTTTATCGAAACACCCACATTATACANCTTGCTATGGTATGAAAACAAAAAAAGATTTTACTGAAACTGAAAATGATTTAACTATTTCTTGTAGTGATAAAAAACAAGATATTTTATTTATTGTTACATTATCTAAAAATATTCATAAAGAAAATGAAATCAAACAATTATTAGATAATCTTAATAAAGGATTTGATGGTAAAGGTTACAATTTTGAAGTTTTAAATAATCATAATTTAATTAAAGATTATGATAAATATTTATCATTTTATGAAGAAAATAAACAAAAAATTGAAGAAATAAAAACTAAATACAAAGAACTTTATTATAATCATATTACTAAAAAAATTGAAGAGTTTTATAAAAATAGAATTACACTATTAAAAGAACTTAATCTTATCACTTTTCAATTAAAAAATAAAGCAGATAATTCTATAGATTTAAGGAAAAAATATGTTGGTCTTGTTACTCAAATACAAAATGAGTATTTAGAAGTTCAAGAATTCATTGGTAATATAACTCGTGATGAAGATTCTATTGTAATTAATAAAAATCATTTAAATCCTTTTATTAAAGTATCTGATGGTATTGTAGAAATAATTAATGAGAATTATGAAGAACTCCTTAAACCCAATAAACCTAAAAGAGAAAGTAGAAAAAATAATTTTGGTAAAGAAGATAAGAAACTTACTCCAGAAGAAAAATCATGTCAAGATATTATGTGTAAAAATAAAGTTTATGATTCTGATGATAAAGATGAATCAAGAAAAGTATTTAGAAAATGGGCTGTGAAAAATCATCCTGATAAGAAATAAGGTGAAAATACTGAAGAAAATGAACAAATTACTGAAGAATTTAGAATTATGAGTAATTGTAATGATAAAGGAATATTATGCCCCCAATCTAAGGAAACCCCCGAAAAGAAAAAATCTGATAAGAAACCTGATAAGAAAAAAACACCAGATAAATCTACCGGACCTGTTTTACAATTAAAACAAGATAAAACTGATCCCGATGAACCAAGTCCTGAAACAACGCTTCCAAAGAAAAAAACTTTAACCATAGACGATTTTAAAGAAGATATGCGTGTTGAATGGATACATAGAGGTAAAACCGTTCAGGGCACAGTTGATAAAATTAATAAAAGGAAAAAATATAAATTAATGATTATTTGGGATAATGGTGATAATAAAGAAGTAGAAATTAATAAACTTAAAATTATAGAAGATTAGATAACTTCAAAGCACGAATCATTCTAGTCATACCAATNCCACCACCACTCCTTTGAAAGAAATCATACTCAAGGAATTTCTCCAATTCTGCTTCAACTCTTTCTTTACTAAATTGCGCATAAAGAATATTTGCATATCCTCCTCCAGAAATAGACTTAAACTTTTCTCTCATTTCTTCTTTATTGTTACTTCTTTCTGCCGAACCAATAGTTTCAATACCATGGATTATAACATCAATCTTATTGGAATGAACCTTATCTTCATTCAATTTCATATTCCAAAATGGACTTGTCCTTTCAGGAAAGTTTTCTAAAAAGAATGCTCTTCCATAATCTTTTTCCATTTGTTCTTCATGTTCATGTTCCAATTCTTCAACTCCATATTTCTTACAAATATCATCATAATCACCACGAGGATAATTAAGTTCTAAACGAATATTTTCATCTTCTGCCATATTAAAACCCAAATAATCAAGTAGTTCCATCTCAACTTTCCTTAATTCATCCATACCTCCCTTAAGTTCAAATTCAAACATAGGGAAAATTTTATCATGTCTTCCTTCTACTGGATTAGGTTCATTACGATATGATGTTGATACACAAAAGAAACCGTTTTCTTCGGGATAAGTCAAAAGATAGTTTTCTAACCACATCTGACCAGTCTGTGGAAGAGGCCATAGTTGTCCATTATAATTATATGTAGCAATAGTTTGAGGATCTTCACAAGCAGCAAGGATACTTAATTCATTCTGAGTATGAACTTCTTTATAACCTTTTACATCTCTAAAGAAACTTCTTAGCATATTAGTAGCTTTATCAAATTCTTTATTATCAAATCTCATCTTATTCATTTTTATTAAATTTATAAATAACCCTTTAAATAATTTAATATCTTCTTCTATTACCAAAATTACTTGAAAAATTCATTTTTAAATCATTATTTCTGTATTTATCAAATCCTTTATTTGTTTCATATTTTTTTAATAATTCACGACCAGAAGAACTTGAACTAGTTGTTGTAGAATTATCAGAACCAACATTATTATACATAACTAAAGCACCTAATAAAAATATAATTGTTAGACCAATTACTGCTGCTAAAATATAATTAATATTTTTAATTCCTTCATGTGTTTCTGAATCATCATCATCATCATCGTCATCGTCAACTTCTTCATTTAATAATCTTCTTCTCCTTCTTCTTCTTCTCCTCTTCCGCTCTTCTTTATCTTCTTCTTCATCATCTTCTGTATATTCTAATTTACTTCCATCACTATCATAAATATAATAACCAGAACCATCACGTTTTCTACATTTACCCCCTTCATGACTTGGTTTACATGTATCAATACCTTCACAACAATCCGTTGAACCTATATTTGTACAAGGTTTACCCCATGATTTTAAACATCTTTCTATTTTTTTTGGAGGATCAGGATCTGTTTCTTTAAAATCACGATCTAATCTTACATTTCCACAACAACTTAAAACCACCGGTTCAACATTTTGTTTTCTTAGATAAATTAAAGATATTGTTAAAACTCCTAATACTAAAAGTAATTTCATATATTATTATTATATAAAAAAAATATATTTGTTAGAATAAAATGAATTGTATTTTGATGGCATTTTTAATTACCAATGCTTTATTTTGGTCATTATTTCCACATTCAGCACATTGTAAAGTTCTCACCGATTTCAATAATTTAGTAGGATCTAATATGAAATGTCCTGATCATATTATACATATTGGTATTGGTATCATATTTTTCTTAGCAGCTGTTTATGTTTCACAAAAAGATACTCCTGCATTAAAGAAATTATTCAAATAAATTTATTTACTAAACTTTTTTTTATAAATATCATTAATATAATGGGTTCTTTAAATGAAATTATTGGTGAATTACAAAAATCTAATAAAAACACCAATGATACTGAAATAGAAAGTATAGTATTTGGTGGAGAAAAAACATTAAAACTTTCTGTCCCTGATATAACAACTTCATATAGTTTAACATTACCTTCTTCAAAAGGTTCTAATGGACAAGTTTTACAAACAGATAGTAGTGGTAATTTATCTTTTCAAACGGTTCAAAGTAGTGGTAGTGCTTCTACATTAACCACAGCAAGGACTATAGGTGGTGTTTCTTTTAATGGTTCTGCTGATATAGATTTACCAGGAGTAAATGCTGCAGGTGATCAAGATACTTCAGGGAATGCTGCTACAGCTACCGCATTAGCTGATGCAAGAAATATAGGTGGTGTTTCTTTTAATGGTTCTGCTGATATAAATTTACCAGGAGTAAATTCTGCGGGTACTCAAAATACAACTGGTAGTGCTTCTACATTAACCACAGCAAGGACTATAGGTGGTGTTTCTTTTAATGGTTCTGCTGATATAGATTTACCAGGAGTAAATGCTGCTGGTGATC